ACCCATAAATCTCCACCCTTTACATACTGTGGTCCACTTTTCTGTCTAGTATCTACGTTCTTTATTTCTGTAATTTTAAATCCACAGCTTGGTAATTCTTTTTCAAATCGCTCTTTCCACCAACCAGAGTAATGAATATCGCCCTTACGTCGCTGGTATCCAAAAATATACCGCAGACCCCAAGTAGATTTCCAATCCCACTTACGCTCTAGAAATAATTTACAATATACTTCAAAGTCGGGTACTCTGATTACTAGCTTTCCATTAGGCTTTAGCACTCTATACCACTCAGAAAAAGTAGAATTAATATCTTCAATATGCTCAAGTAAATGAGATGAAAATATTTCGTCTACCTCTTGTGCGTTATAGGGCAACCTATCAGCACTAGTTACGTGATCTGTTGCTTTAGTTTTTCTAAAATCAATGCCTACGTATCCTGGCATTCTGGTCCCGCCACATCCGACATTAAGTTTTGTTGGCATTTCCTATACCCCATTTAATCTTCATTTTTCGTGAATCCTCTCTCCACCACGGCTGTACTGGTTTAGCTAGATCATGATGCACATAAACATCTTTAACACAGATAGTCTTATATCCAGCCTCCGCAGCACGGAAGCTAAGATCACCATCAGAGGCGTAATGAGAAAATCTCTCATCTAGGTAGCCTAGTTCTTCAAATGCTTTACGCTTTATGACTACACAAAACCAGGCCCCTCTGTTAATCTCTACTACTTCTTTAGGCATTCCTGGTATACAATTACGCTGTACACCACCACGGCAAGGCCCACCAGTAACAGCAATCATATAACTATCGTCTTCTTCTAGAGCTTCAATCATACGCTCTAACCATCCCTCTTGGTACCTTGAACTATCGTCGTTTAGATAGCAGAGGTATTCTGCACCTTGTTTTACACCTTCTCGAAAACCCTTATTAAGATTTCTAGTCGCGCCTATTCTATTCTTATCATGTATCACATACAGTTCAGCATCAACATTAGTTTTGGATATCGCAAGTTCACCTGTTACTCTAGCAACTCTTGGGTCTAATGTTGGTATTACAACTGCTACTTTCATCGTGATAATCCCATGTCTACCAATTTTTTATCTTCATCAACCTCATATAGTGGTTGATTTTTAGCCCACTCCACTAGCCTAGTAACACCGTCATACTCATGAACCGTTGATTTGAATTCTAGAACATTCTCGGCTCTTCCTGTAAATGCGTATGCGTGCCGTGCATCCCCTATACGGTACTGCTCAGTACGTTGTATCTCTGAATTACTACTAGCTATGCCTTTAATCAGGTTAGCCATAGCGTACATTTTAACTGGTATACCAGTGCCTACATTGTAGATACCAAGTGGACGACGCTCGTCAATTGCTAATACAAAAGCACTCACAACGTCATCAATGTATACGAAGTCTCTAACCATTAAGCCGTCTTCATATACGTTAATTGGTTTACCAGATAGTGCCCAATTTGTAAACATAGAGACTATACCAGTATACTTATTATTGATATTTTGGCCGGGACCATAAACATTAAATAGCCTTAGTATAGTTGTTGGAATATCGTAAGCATTACCTACAACTGAAAAGATATCCTCTTGAGCAACTTTTGTCTGCCCGTAAACTGAGGTTGGTCTATTAACACAATCCTCATCCATAGGCAGAAGTTGAAGCACATTATTACAGTTCTTACATTTAATATCCCACGTCTTTGATTTAAAATCATTAGGAGTTCTAGGGGCTGGAATACTAAACTGGTAACAGCCTTGACAAAAGTATGGACCTTCACCATATACGGCCCTAGACGACGCTAGTACAAATTTTCTAACGCCGTGTTTCGCGGCGACTTCTGCTAATACGCCTGTACCTGTAACATTCTGATCTACATAATTACTAATCTCATACATAGATTGTCCAGCACCGATCTGTGAGGCTAGATGAATTACTGTGTGTGGATTATACTCATTGAATAATACTTCTAATGGGGCCTTGTTTCGGACATCGCCAAATACAAAATTACTGGCTGCGTATTTAGCAGCATTAGTATTAGGATGTGCCTGTGAGTCAAGATTGTCATATATAACAACCTCTTGGTCCATATCCATAAGCCTTTTTACCAAATGCTGTCCAATAAAACCTGCACCACCTGTTACTAAAATCATCCTATCCTCCACACATTGGGAGCTATCTCTACTTCGGGATAGCCCACTAATCCCCAACTATCAGAATTCTTGTAGGCACTCATCTTAGGCACCTTAGAAAACTTTTTACCCTTATGAGTAATTGCATGTTTACGAACCTTACGCATTATTAAATCATGGTCTGCTTTATATACTATACCGACGGCTTCCATCTTATAGCCAAGTTCGATCCAGTTCCAGCAGAAGTGTCCATCCGAGTGTGGGTTAGCGTCGTTCATGGCCTCATCGTAGCCTGGGTTATCCTTAGATGACAGCATCATAAAGTCTCCGGCAGCGTGCTGTAGCTTACCAATAAGTGAATAAGCTCGATGTGCATTCTTATTAAGTTCGTTATACGGCATATCAAAAGATGTATAAGATACGTCTTTACGCTCGGCCCGGTACATTACTCTTCTCTCGAACTCACCAGCAACTAGAAAATTCCATACTTTTTTACCTAGTACGTTGTCAGCATTCGTAGAGATTAGCCACTCATTAGCGGCCCGTCGCATCCCTACATTCTTTGCAAAGCCCTCCATGAATTTATATCTATTGGCTACATCAGGATCAACTAATGAATCGTGTACTTCTGGACTCACCACATAGCAGCGAAATCCTAGCGGGGCTAGATCATTAGATAGTAAATCATCCGACGGTGGATTCCACTCTACGAATAGCCAGTCTATGTTAAGATTCCTGCTGTTAGCCTCTTCCTGGTTCCTAGTTACTGCGGCCAGCGTCCTTTCTCGTAAGTTACCAGAGTAAAAAGGGTCACGCCCTGCCATCATAAATGTTACCATCGTTCTTTACCTAGAGTATAAATTCCACGTAACAGATCATCTACTGTTAAGGTTGGTTTCCAGTTATAGTCTCTATATAGTTTAGAGGTATCAGTTATCCACCATATATGATCGCCCTTTCTACCGTCTAGTATCTTCAGTGTACCAAGCATATCGTTACCACTGATTTTCTGACATAAGCTAATTGCTTCTATGATTGATACTGCGTTCTCTCTGCCGCCACCTATGTTATAAACAATGCTTTTAGGCTCTTCTATAATAGAGTCAATTGCTCTAATTACGTCAAAGGCATGAACCTGATCGCGTACTTGTTTACCTTTATAGCCATATATATTATAGGGCGTATTAGTGTATGCACATTTCATTAGATAGGATAGCATTCCATGTGCCTCTACACCAGAGTGATTACCACCAGTAATACAACCTGCCCGCAACACCGCAGCCTTCAGTCCATATTGATATGCAAATTCTTGTACGTACAAGTCTGCTGCGGTTTTTGAGCGCCCAAAGAAGCTAGAAATTCCTTGATCTATAGAGGTCTGCTCATTAAAACCATTGTAATGTTGGGTAGCCGGTGGTAAGTCATACCTAGTTGGAAGCTCTAGATAGATAAGGTTATTGGGATAGTTAGCATAGACCTTTATTGTAGACAGGTATATGAATACTGCATCTGGAAAGTAGTCTCTCCACAACTCAAGCATGTTTAGTGTGCCTAAAACATTAACATCAAAGTCTTCTTTAAACTCTCCTTCATGTGAGGCTTGTGCCGCACAGTGAATAATAGCTTTAAGTCCTTCCTTTTTATTATAAAGAAGTGCATTTCTAAGCCTAGCTCTATCGCGTATATCAATTGATATATTATAAAAGTTTGAGTATTTTGCTTCTAATCTATCAATATTCCATTGAGTAGAAGCGCCGATATCTCCTAGTAGTTGTCCACGTAGGTCATTGTCAATACCAATTACCTCATGAGAATGTCCGTAATATTCAACAGCTTTAGAACCTACTAAACCACCAGCGCCCGTAATTAATATCTTGCTCATTTATAATCCCAATCATAATTATTCTGATACCAGTTTACTGTAAGCTGTATACCTTCTTCAAATGTTACAAGATCAAGTTCAGCTACACCATCTAATGTAGATGGATCGCCTAATACAACTGAACCGGGCGGCTCACCTGGTCGCATAGGAATATGTACAATCTTACTAGTAGTACCGGCGGCTTCGATTACTTTCTCAGCAATCCAATTAACAGTAGTCTTTCTACCAGTACCGGCCTCATATACAGTCTGATAATCTACGCTGTCACCAGTAGCTACGTCTACTAGAATACTAGCTAAGTCGCCGACATAGATCATATCCATGATCTGATCCCCGTCGCCGTAGACTTCAATATCCTCACCACGTAAGGCTTTAACTACAAATGTGGGGATGATCTTACGTACTGGTTTATGTTTCTGACCAGGGCCGTAAGCATTAAGCGCCCGCACCATAGCCATCTTAGTACCATTTTCTTTATTGTACATTTTACAAAAACGAATAGCACTACTCTTAGTAATTGAGTATGAGTTATCCATCCAGTAATTTCCAACACCAATTTGTACACCCTGTACAGTGTGGAAAGCAGACGGCACCATAGCCTCAAGAATATTGAGAGTGCCAATAATATTAGTTTGTACTGATGGGATAGGCTTACGGATGGTTTCTTGTGTGCCGAGAATCCCGGCCAGATTTACAACGTAGTCCACCTTTGCCACTGCTTCTTGTACAGCTTCGTAGTCTCTGATATCTCCAAGAAATACCTCAAGAGCACAGCCACGGCACGTCTGACAAAGACGACCAAGACGATCAAAAAAAATTATTTCATATCCTCTATTAAAACATTCCTCTACTACATGTGAACCTATAAAACCATTTGCCCCTGTAACTAACACCGTTTCCATATCCTACCTCCTAATTAAATTTTGATAAAGTCAATTCTTCTTTGTTATCTGATTAATTATGGAACATACTCATACGCACCGATGGCTGGGTTGGTCTCTTGCGGCACGGCTACTTCATCATAGTCCCGCGTCAAGCTCACATCTGTTCCAACGTTTCGCGCTGGAGAACCAGCCTGCAAATGAAAATCATCGGCCCCTGGATTGACAAATACCGGATCGGCAACCACGGGACTATTCCCATCCTGGGCGCTGTTGAGAAGCCAGCCTGCATAATTGTAAGTTACACCAGCCCACTCAAACATTGCAGCACCGTCAGGATAGTACAAGTTATAATCATAGTCTGCGACCACGCCTGCTACCGCAAGAATGTGTCTTTGCACGCTGTTCATAACTATGTTATTCTTGATGTGCCAGTTGTCGGCGTCTGCCTCCCACGGCGCAATACCGCGATAGTTGTTGTACAGCACATTATTGTAAATTGTGTGACCTGTGCCTGTACCAAAAATGCCATACTCGATAAAGTTGGCTGAACCGTCGTTGTCGTAGATGAGGTTGTAGTAAATCTGTGTGTTTGTTACAGTATCCGCACCGATAAAAATACCACCACCCTCAGCCGTCATCTTTGCCTGGTCGCCGTTATCGTAAATCTCATTATAGCGAATGATATTTGCTGTCGATGGCCCATCAGGCGCTCCACCCGCCCACAACTCAATACCTCTATTCCAAGCACGTCCTATTTCATTGTTCTCTATGACATTACTTGAACCTGTCTGGACACCAACACCTAAACCCTCTGCCCCCACCGCTATACTATCTATGTCCAGTACAGTATTGTTGGCAATGGTTGTGCTGTCACAGCGATGAAGGTAAATAGCACTGCCACAATTTGCAACTGTGTTCTCAGTGATGGAATGGTTAGTAGCTCGCTCAGTTGTATCGAATCCCCAGACATCAATACCTGTCCGGGCGCAATCAGAAATGTCATTGTTGGTTATTGAGTTGTTTGTTGCGGTCTGGCCGCCTGCAGTGATAACAAATTGCACACCGCATATTAGTTCACTAATGGTGCAATCGCGGACTGTGTTATTGCTTGAGTTATAAATACGAACGCCGTATCCCGCACCATTTTCTACCGCTAACCCACTTAGTACATGATTGCTTGCCCCAGTTTGACCGTTCCAGTCAACCGTCCCGTCGCCTGCACTATTTGCGCCGTAAAGATGCATGTCTTTTATCCAAACATACACTCTACTATTTAGTAAGATAACAGTATCTCTTGCACCCGATTCAGCAATACCGTCGTCTGGGTCTTCGCCAACATTAACCCACAACTCATTTGCATTCCAATCCCACTCGTTCACACCCACGGTATTTGTCGCGCCGTCGTTCTCCGTAAGCACTGTGCCATCATAAATGACGATGTGTGGTTCAGTGGCGACAGCGGCACTATAACTCCCACCGTCAACCGTCCAGCCCGTAATAATATCGGCGCCACTGATAATCGGCCTGTTCCCACTTCCATAAGCACCGAAGGTGATGAACTTACCACTCGCCCCAGACGAGGGCACGGTCAATTGCTCCCGCCACGTCTCCCCCCGCTTGAACAAAATACTCTCGCCAGGATTGAACGTCTCCCCGTTCACCTTAGCGACAGTCTGCCAAGCTAGGTCAGGCGTCTTGCCATCATTGGCGTCGTTGCCCAGCGTGGCGTCAACGTAATATCGCGTAGCCGGGTAATTTGTTAGGAGATTAAATCTCTTCCTCCAAGACTGGATACCGCCCAGTGGTGAAATTAGCATAGCTATACCTCTCGGTAATATTGAATGTGCGCTACCGCCGCGTCACCAGCGACACCAGAAAGAGTAACTTCAGTAAGTACAGATAACGGTCCAAAAATACGACCACTTTCCGAAGGTACATAGCCGGGAGATAAAGCACTAGTAGTATCACTATTAATAGTATAATACAGTTTAGCATCCTCAGCATTAATTTCTACAATCGTAGTTAAAGCAGGAAGCGTTAATGATTTGAGTGTTCCATCCATTGTAATCGCTTCGCCACCAAGATATACCCAAGACTTTAGTGATATCTCTGCATCATCAGCCAAGGTAACTGCGAATTCTAGATCAGTTACATCTACAAACTCACCAGTTTTATCATCAATTTCATGTAATTCTGTCATTATTTAATCCTCTTGCCAGCATTGATTATTTATAATTCTACTAATTTGCTGAAATGCAACACCATACTCTTTGCCTAATTTAGTTAAACTTGTAGTACCTTCAGCATATTTTTCTCTAATTTCTCGAACTTTGACCCATGTTAATTTTGCTTGACCAGATGTTTCCCCTCTATTTCTACTAGTGTGCCCTTTACTTTGTTTTTTAGGGTAAATTCCTTGCTTGCGTCTTTTAATTACGGCATCTTTCATATTATCTTGATGTGTTCCTAAAAACAGATGTTTAGGATTTACACATTCGGGGTTATCACAATGATGTAATACAAATAACCCTTCTGGAATCTCATCAACAAAGGTCTGGTATGATACTCTATGAGCTAGTTGTTGTCCAGAGGCACGAAAAACTCCATAGCCTTTTTTATTTTTACTAGCTGTCCACTTCCAACAACCATTATCTACTTTATCAACCTTTTTAAAAAATCTTTGTAGTATCTTCTTATTCATGCTTCTCTCCTATATTTGTAATTAGAGGATAACTCCTCTACTATATCCTACAAACACAATAGAGAGAAATATGACTCAACCTTCTCGCCAATTTTCAGGATAACGAAAGCCTGGTAACGACTGTCGCTGTCCCATATGTAATTTAAGTTTAAAGAATGAATCAAGCATCTCAATCCATTTATTTAACATAGCATGTCTAGATTTGTCAGCTTGAATATTGGATACTTGAATCTCATCATCACGCCAACTAGCTACTTGCCAACTAGCGTCTTGTGTAGCACCGGACACAATAAGAATGGCAGCCTGTAAAACAATAGGCGGCTCATCTTTTATTTGTATAGTAGGTGGCGAGGAATCTTCATATAACCATGCAGCCTTGCCTCTAGCAACTGTACCGTCACTAATAGTATACCTGTTTCCCCACCGCGCCATCAACGCTTTTAGTGAGAATACTAGACTATTTCTTAGTGTGTCAGTAGAGTATCTATAAGGGTCATCCCAATCACCAAGATTTAGTCGCAGCAGGGGGATTAAGTAATCTAGGTCAGTACCATCATACTCTATAGCTATAAAGAATCCACTCTTTACTTCTTTTAGACTACTAGCTGGCGTCTCTCCGATAAATGTGTAAGTATGATCGCCGTCAATAACGATCTCATATAGAAAGTTATAATCTCCAGTTGTGGGATTATTAATAACAGAGATCGTATCTTCTACACCATCTGGCCGTAAAATAAAAGCAGTAACAGTGGTGGGATCATATTTATTACGATCCTGATCGTAAAATGACGCCTCAAAATATGGTGTAGTACCTACCTCGTAATCATTCATCACTTACCTCTACAGTTAATATTGAGCCGTCGCTAGATACAGTTCTAATTACGGAACTTCTAACATCACTAGTTATGACTCCACGATCTACCAATACCGCCCTAGCTTCGTTGTCTAATAGTGAGGCTATCAGTACTCTATTACTATTTATTATTGCTGATATAGTAGCCCTATCTGATATAGTGGTTTCATTTATACCATCAGATAGTGTCATAATTAATGAGCTTCTATCGCTTACAAGCGTGACACCTACTTCTCTATCAGCTAAGAGGGAAACTATTGTTTCGCCGTCACTTACTACATTTACAAATTCTATATCACTTACGTCAGCCCTAAAGAACAGTGTTACCGGCGCTACTGCAAACTTTACATAGATAACGCCTTTGGTGGCTAATGTTAATGCTGATACAGATATTATACCCTTAGTCGCTAAGTGTAAACTCACTGCTTCACTACAGAATAAGTATCCATCTCTGCACCAGTCCAACTAGCAGTAATAGCATACGTCGCTATTACGTCACTACCTGTACCAACCGATGCTGGATCACTATAAACTCTAATTCGACCAGATGTTAATTGCTTTTGACCATCATAAGTACCATAAGTAGTTTGATCTAAATAATAATTTTCTTGCATTAAACCAAGTGCTCTACCTAAATCTGCAAGCATATTAATAACAGCTTCACCAAACGAGCCGCTATCTGTATGAGTAGCAGTTAGTTCATCCCACACATTATCAGCAATCTCTGTACTTAGTGCATGTTCTTGAACTTCTTCACCGAATGAGCCTATTGCAACATGGGTTGCTTTTGGTTCGTCCCACACAGCGTCCGCTACTTCTTCTGCGGTTGGTACTGATTCTGCCCCACTAACATATACACCATCAACTGGTGCCTCAAGTACCGTAATATCTCCTGCTGTACCAGTTGCTTTAATTGGTTGGTCACTTAGACCACCAACTATTTTACCACCATATACACGGGTATAGCCAGAGCCGCCCCAAAATTGGATTTGCCAAGGCGTATTCATCACTAAAATGATCTGTGAGAATACGCCTGGGTTAGTTGGGTCTTCAATTTTACCCTCTGGTTGAAATATAGCACTACGAATTAATCCAACTGGAGATGCCATACCTCTCTCATCTTCAACTAAATCATGTAGAGATTGAAGGTCTACTTCAGTTGTTGGTGATGTTATTAGAAGTAATTCATTAATCCAATCAATCTGAATTGGCATTCCTGCTGTTCCCCACTTTCGCCGCGAGTGCTATATTTGCATAATAGTTTTCTAGCTGTCCTGTAAGCGTTTCAACAATCTCTCCGTGATGCGCTATTGCATCATCCGATAGCTTTACTTTATCGCTATACATTGTTATATTTTGTACAATTTGATCGAGTGCAGTATTTAGGGAATCGTCATCAAACTTACCATTACCAATATGTTTACGCCATGCTCTCTTACGCTTAATCTCGTGAGAGCGCGCTTCAACATACGATAGCTTTTCCTGCTTCGATCTTTCCAAGAGGGCTTGGTGTTTCTCCAAGTCACGCTTGATAATAACATCCAAACCCTCTATGGTAATTATAGGCTCATTATCACGTTGTTTATTATGATCCATAAACTGTATTCTCAATTCGCGTGGCTGATGCTACACCACCAGTTGTACTAATTTCAACTTCCGCTGTATACCCTTTAATCTTAGTAGTTGCGGAACTAGTGTTACGAACCCGAACAATAACGTAGAAGCCAGATACATACACCATAGAAGCAGAAGCCGTACCAGCCGACTCTCGAAATTCAAATACAATCGGGAAGTAAACGTCGTCTGCCGTATCCATAGCAATTGGCACACAGTTTATCTCGCCCGTATCGCCGGAATTCTGACCAGTCAAAGCTGGATAAATGGTAATCTCGTCAGCGTCAACGACTTCAGTCACGTAGCTCACCGCAGTCAGATCGTTATTATATACAAGATCGCCAACCTGAGTGCTTCCGAACTGTGCAGTGGCTATGATTGTGGTTTCATCCGTGAGTGCTTCTGCTGTCCACGTTGAGTTGGATAGTGTAACCACGCCCGTTGAAGCTACATAGGAATCGTAGCGAACAACATAGTCTTGGTCGTTGTCGCTTGCGTCACGTATAACCAACCGCCCACCTAACGCTTTACCAGGAACGTCAGCATCGATTGTGCCGTCAACCGTGATTGTGGTGTCACCGATTGATTCGCCACCTGTTGCTGAATATTCCTCAAAGTCAATAGGTAAGCCCGTACCAGTAAGCCGGAAAGCTGTGGCCCAATCGTACTGAAGCAAGTTACCAATCGCCATTGTGATAGTCGTAGGACGTGCGCGTGATACACCAGTTGCGTCAAGTGTTGACCATAAGTTTTCTTCGGTAGTCTTATAGTCGGACAATAGTACACCGCGAGAGGCAAAGAATGATGTACCGGCCAGTGTACCAAATGAAGCCTCAGCTACGGGCACAATAACTTCTACAGTTAGGCCAGAAGCATCAAATTCATTAACACCGTCAGTCTCATAGATACGTTCACCACTTTGGAATGTGCCGCGTGTATTGCGAACTAGTGCAGTATTAGCGGAACCACCAGGATTTGAAACAACTACAGCAGTAGCGCCAGAGGTTGCACCAGTTACCACGTTACCTTCGGGTACAGTTCCGGTAATCGTTGCATAATTAATAGCGTAGTCAATACCAATCCACTCCTGACCGTCTAGTCCGTCAAGGTCAAGTGTACTACCACGCCGCATCACATACTTATTATATTCATGCATCTGTGCTAGTGATGCTTGATTAAGATCAATCGTGATACCGTACTCTTCGTCTGTGCCGTTATCGTCTACGTCAAACTGATTATTTGCAAACGTAAACGTCGGTAAAGCTGAACCGTCAAACCATGCAGTATCCGCTGGTCCTTCATCGGCTGGCGCTGAACCATTCTTTGTGCCAGTTCCAGTATCATCTTCGTTGGTCAGATTCTCAATTCCAGAGTCAAAGTCAGTTACCGGATCACCGATCAAGAAATAGTGAACGGTCTGCGTTGCACCAGGACTATCAATCTGCGTAATAAGTGCGCGAGCATCAGAGCTATCGCCCGTCATCTCGTCACCTACACTCCAGTTCCCAGATGATGCGGTGAACGTAATCGACTTATATCCAGTAGTGTTAGTGATGTCACTACCGGAGGACACACCAGCAGCAATGTTACCACCAGAAGTCGTATTTGCTCGGATGATCGAGTACGTATACTTTGAACCATACTGATTTGCTTTTACAGTTAGATATCCCCCGTCAATAGTGGGGAAGCTGGCGGTAGTGTAATCTTTAATTGGGATTGCACGATCAACGTGACCGTCCCCCCACCAATCCTGATCGTTCTCATCAGAACTAACTACACGTTCACCATCCTGGTAAACAAAGATATGCGTATCGTCCAGAATAGCGCCCTGCGTATAGGGATTACTCCAGACCATCTCACCCGTCACACCGGCTGCTGTCTGCGTAGCTGTATGTGACGTACCGGCTTCAGTAAGCACGCCGGATGTACTGTTAAAGTCATCAGCAAGAGCACTAGTGTCTGGTCGGATAAAGAGATAGTCGGTCGTATCATCAGGGTCGATGATTACGTCTAGTAACGTACCATCATCACCGTCCGCGTGGCTGATGTCTTCACCAATATCACCCGGCACAATAGTACTTGTTGAACCATCAACTGCAACTACTACGATACCAATGTTACCAGTACCGTCACCGGGTAAGTCGCGTTCCCAACCACTCGTTTTGACAGCGCAGCCCGTGAAGTTAGCAAAGTCTCCAACAATGTGTTCCATTGTTTTTAGATCAATAAACCAAGGCTCTTGGTCGCCAGCATCAATCTTTCCGATGGTATACTCACCGGGCGTTTCAGCTGAAAAGATAAGTCCATCATCTTGCTGAGTGGGCTGTGTAAACAGGTCTTCGGTGGCGTCGTAGACATCAATCATTTTCTGAGTGTCATCTTTAGCCGTAGTACCTGTCCATTTAAGTTGTTTTCTTCGATTCTCGGCAAGATAGTATACTGTTAATTTGCCGCTTAAAATTGTATCAGACATCTAATATATTCTCCTAAATAGGTAATGGTTGCTCCAACATCGTTACAGTAACGGAGAACCCCCCAGAGTCGATTACTCCAGTCCCAGAAGCCGCTTTATATCTAGGGCTATCTAAATCATCTGACTTTCTTGCCCTCCAATATATTTCAACTTCTGTGCCAGGATAGTTAAAATTCTCAGTTGCAATCCCTGTCACAGCTTGACTGTCCTCATTCATAATCTGCGTACCATCGCTTGACTTCCAAACGGAACATTGTACATCCTGTACTGGATCATTATCTGCGTCTACACACGCCATAGTTACGGGCACATTACTAACTACATTAACAGTGTCTCCAACTCTAGCTTGATAATAGCTAAGAGTACCAGTTGTGCCAGAGTGTCCTATTGACCAAGTTTGATCTGATCCCTTATCAGGAAGATATATTGCACTAGTAGTTTGTTGATTCGATGCACTAAAATCTGTGAACGTCATATTAGTAAGATTAATAGTCAACGGTGCTGACGTTCCAAATTCTACTGCATGATGAGAACCAGCCCCTTTTGTAAATGAAGCGCCGTCCATACTTGTATCAGGATCACCTGAATCGTTCCATAAAACTGCACCACCACCCGCACTACCACCACCAGTTACGGTAGACGAATCTACAAATGCACCAGAGATATCTCCACCACCTACATCAATTTGAGCACACCGACGCCATACACAGTCTATAGCGTCTGTATTGCTATCAAATGTAAACGTAGACATATCAACAAATGTACATGCGTCTAGAGAAACTGTTGCATCATTAGTAGTAATCCAGCGCCCCTTAGATGCTGTGTTAGTCGGGTCAAGGCAAATGAACTGGAACCCAGTCATCTCCACATTGGAGCTTCCGTTAACCACCTCAATAGTGTTAAAGTTAGCTGTAACCTTACGAGTATCTTGAATGAAAATTAGTGCGTCACTGTCACGAAAGTCAACTGCGTTAGTGGATGTTCCTAACTGCATCCTACCTTTCCAAAGATAACCACCCGCCACCGCTTGAATTAATCCCCATCGTGCGGAAGTAGCATCGTTAACAGCCGCGTATCCAGCTATAGTAGCATAGTCGGCTGTCTCACCGTATTCAAAGATAGAAGAACAACGCCCAACTCGGATGGCGTCTACCTGTAAGCTCTCACCTTTACCGATACCAGTTAGAACTTTAACCCCGCATCCAACAAATTGATGAGAACCTCCTGCATAACTGTTTACTGTATCGTCCGCGGAAACGGTATCATTGACGGCAAAACACTGCCAGCCGCCATAAGGATATGAACCATAGTCAGAACCACCTACATCCCACGACCAAAATGTATTATCCGCACTGCCGATAATAGCCCGTAGCCCACCATTGGCTAAGGTATCCAAGGCGTTAGGATTGTAAAAGTTGATCCAGATTAGCATAGCGCCGTCAGTAGGAACAGTGAACGTTGAGCCGTAGTCCCAAAGCAAAGTACCAACACCAGTCTTAGTAGTATCAGCCGTGACAGAATAGCTTCCCTGGATGTAAGCATAGTCCTGGTCCTGGTAGGCCGGTGGCCCCTGATCGTCCCAAGCCGTATCACTCGACTCCGCCCAACCACTTCCTTCTTCGGATAGTGTAAGATCAGTTAAATCTTCTGTATAACTAGGTGCTGTCATCTTGTACCTGTAATACTACTTTAAAGTTTTCTCTATTAAAGGCTTCAATTTGTTTATGCGCAGCATCAGAAATAGTTCCAATTACAGTACCAACCATTAGATCATTATCTCGCTCAAATACAATTCCACATTTATCGGGTCGTAATTCTAACGGCACCTCATAAGGCATTTGAATATAAGCACACTCGCAATTGGCACAAGAAGTTGGTCGTGTCTCATAGATATTACAACCATCCTTTTCTGTCGCGTGTACACATTGAGTGAACTTAGCCTTTTTTAACTCCACTACCGGAAAAGCAAAACAACAAGCGGTACAGCCGTTACAGTTGTTTCTTTGGCTAAAAATTTGTGTCATCAGTATACTCTAACTCTTGCAGTTCTGCTAGACGCATAGTAATAGCATCAATAACACCTGATGTTTTGTTTAGTTCTTTAGCTTTACGTAGAAGACGTTCTACTGGTATCGGGGATGTAAACTTGTCTAGCAGTGCTTTAACAGCGAAGAATGGCTTATCGAGAGCTTCTTCTAATTCTTCCTCTGTGATGACGTTTACCTGAATCTCTTCAATATATTCAGGAGTATGTGGTACGATATACCCACTCTTAATAAGAGTTTTATTCTCTTTTAGAAAGTACTGTTTATCGTACTCAGTATAGAGAGGTACAACAGCATCTTCGTCATCTAAATCGGGATCAGTAGTATCTCCCTTTAAGATTCTTGTAATCGCTTGTCCTGAGAGTGGGTCAATCAAATCTACTGCTAAACGCCCACGACATGCCTTAATGTAATGCTCAAGAACTTCACCTGTTAACGCCTTTTCCTGAATCTGCTCTTTAATCTCACCAGCTAATTGAATTTGTACTTTAGCCATCCGTATCCTCCATATATGAATTTATGGACGGGGCCTGAATATTGTTTAGACAAGCCCCGTCCCAAATTGTTTATTTACTACCCAGTTACGTTTATGACATAGATGCCAGAGGCATTATCAACTATCATCCCGTACTGTTGGTACAGTTCGAGAATCCATACGGGCGGCGTAGGATTCATATCATCCCACTGCTTTTCCCGCACAGGTCCATACGTGATAAACTCACCAACATTCTCACCAATGACCAGCACTTTATCTTCTGGAATCATTGTGGTATAGTCCGTGGGGGACTTCCACTTCTGATCCAAGCCGATGATATCAGTACCGTAGTACCGACCTAGCCAACCATTCTGGTGTACTTCATTGATCCGCTGCTCAGAACCCCAAACTGTAGGAGTACCAGCACCGTTGTCCCAAAATGCACCAAACTTAGTGATTGGAAGCAGGGTGTTTCGTGCGCCAATGACAGCCCTGGCACGACCCATACGATATGAAACTTCATCGATGGCGTCTTCCAGCAAATCCGCAGTAATGGCAGCGCCAGTTGCGTAGTTGTTGGGCGTATTGACAGCATTCCACACATTCGTCAAGGCATTATAAGTGCGCGTGACGTAAAAGTCAGTTAGTTTAGCCAGCATCTCGCTTCGGATACTTTCAACGGTACCAAGCTCACCTGACTCAAGTTCCCACAAGTTAGCGTGAACTTTAATGTCAGCACCGTTCAACATATAGTTAGCGACATCCACCACAGTGATCTCAGACGCCATATGAACAGCACCCGGAACCAGTGTGCGGACTTCGATACCAGAACGAACTTTCTTTACAAGAGCATCACCAAGGTTCATAGAACGCGTTGGCAACATCAGGTCCATAATCTCTCGCGTATAGTGGTTAGGCTGAATCCACTCAGTAATCCACTCAGCAAGGGCTTGGCGCTGGCTCTTATCACTTGCTAGGGCAGCAAAAGATTCTTGTACTTGTTTCTTATCCATTATTTCATTTACCCCCTATTAAGGAACCAACGTCCGAATAGTAACGGAATAATCGGTGGTATTGAACTCTTCAATCACACCAATAGTTCCTGCGGCATCATACTGAGGTTTACCCTGATCTGCACCACCGTCAGTTGCTTCAACAGCAATCAAGTTACCAACAACGTGAATGTTAGCACTATCAACAAAGGTACCAGATGGGAACGTATACACGCCACCAGCATAAGCCAACGCCTTGTATCCACTAGGAATCTGTAAAGGCATGTGCTGCTGTGACGGATAGCTCAGATAGATGGTAGAACCAGTAATCGGAGTATTATCACTGTTAGGATTTCGCTGTCCGGCTTCAAAACCATAGTTGCGTACAATCCAATTATACGCAGGCATCGGATCAAGTAGAGGCAGCGGGCGGTTTTCCATAGCCCAACCAAGCACGTACTTAGAGAGTGCGGCTTCACCAGCACTCGTAGGCATACGTACACCGGCTAAGTCCTCTTCTAGACCAAATGGCGAACTATTAGCAAGGGCTGGAACCAACATAACAAACCGGCCCTCATAAATAGCTTCAGTGGTGACTACACCGATAATATCAGAAAATTTGCGAATTTCCATGCTTAGTCACTCCTACTCTTTATTTGCAAAGTAATCTGTTAACACGGCTTTGTGATCCGTGACAGACTTATCGCTAGAAACGTCAGGAACTAATGACGCATTTGCACTAACCGCACTAGCTTTAGCACTAGTGAGGTCTTCAACGTACAGACCAAAAGCACTGTCATCTAAGGACAACCATAGAGTACTTTTCTTTTCAATCTGCTCGTTAGTAAACTCAAAACCAGCCTCCGTTAAAACCTCTAAACGAGACTTTAACATCGCAGCTTTAGCATCCTCATCTTCACGCGTAGTCTTATATTCAAACAAACTATCACGCTCGGAAGTCAACGCGTCCAACTGCTCTTTAAGCTCTTGAAGCTGATCCCGTAAAGTGGAAGCCTCATTTTCGAGAACTTCAAGTTTTTCTTTATCTTCCATCGAAATTATTCTCTCCTTGTTTAGTTCGGCATATGCTATACGTAAAACATTTAGCACCTGTTCTTGCTGAGAGAATTCGTGTTTCTCAGCTTCTACCAAACTGTCATTTAATAGTGTCTCAGAGATTTTACCATCGACATCCCTATAAGGGAAATGTCTAAGACTTCGCGGGTGGGTTATTCCATCTTTTAAAATACCACCGGGTTCGATAAATGCAAAACTACCATCGGGTAATTCAACATAACTATCTTCTCCAGCGATAGATAAAACAGGTGTCCTGCCTTCATAAGCAGGATTACTTACGATAGTCGCAGCACGTACAACCGGATCAAGTAACCATTCAACACCATTATCATCAACCTCAAACTCACTATAGATTAATTCAAATGAAATATCAAGCGGTTCACCATTTGCATAGCTTTCCCGCAGTAAAGCTACGTCAGAAGGACGCTCTTTATGCCAGATAGCTGCTGTGCCCGATATATGATCTTGAGCCTGCGACATATCACGAATAACACCCAAGGGCTTGCTACTGGTATGCCCACCAATCTTGCCTTCGTCCATCTTAATAGGCATAAACTGGCCGGTGGAGATAACACTTGGGAATGCCTCAGTAGGTATACCTTGCATGTTACCATTGGGCTTGTTATCTGCAAACACGAATTCCATCCACGTTAATAGTGGATTCGCTTCGGCCTCTGCCGATTGAACAATCTTCAATGGTACAGTAATGGTAAGTTCTTTCATAGCTGTCCTCGATTCCTACAAACAATTATGTACTATCTGTGTCGTCGGATGCAGAATCCGCATCTGGATTTGCATCAAAAGCCATTAGTGGGTATTCTTCTAAATCGTTCTTTTCAAACCACTCTTGCTCCAATATTCTCTGCGGTAATTCAACATCTTCAAAGTTAAAGCCGCCAATATCTGCTAGAGTTTTCTTTGATAACGCACCACGCTGATATACAAGGTCTGCTACTTCCATAAGCTTAGCTAGATCGTACAATCTGATTTCTGAGAATACTGGCTCTGGTAAGTTAACAAAGTTATTACGCTCTCTCATCTCTTTATACAATCTGTCAGGCCATGATAACGTAGCCTTGCGGATAGCCTTAATAGTCTCACCAGGAGACATTAATGCAAACTCAGCCTGTGACGTACCAGTCTTGGCTGTTTCACCAGTTAACATGATACGGGGAAAACCCAAACCAAATAAAATGTCTAGGTTTACTGAATCGTATTTGCTATCATCTAATAGTGCATCCACATCAGGTGTAATCCACTGAATCTCGATAGTGTGGTTTGTAAACAGCTGAAATAACCGTTCAAAATTACTGCCAGAATACCGCCATTTAAACTGCTGCCGCAGTTCTGCTACAGCCTCGTCGTCTTCACTTGTAATAGGGAATTCATCACTACCCATCTTTACTTGCATAATAGCAGTGATAACCCTGGCAGCAATAGCATAGTCCATCTTACGTAAATTACGTTTATGCTCAAGGGGTTCTAATACAGGTAACAAATAAGGATTAGGAAGTGGACTATCGGGTAGTGGATTACGACGAATTAGGTGTGGATCGTCCAATTTAAATTCTGTCTTGCCTGCGTTGATAGCTCTAACATATTCTGGATATTCTTTTAATAGTAGTTGATAAGTCTCTTTATCCTCTGTATTATCAGGATATACACCCTTGTGTTTAACAAAGTAAATATCGTCTTCGCTAGGCGTGACGGTAACTACTACTCTATTAGGGATAGGTGTTTTCTTTAGTTTGATACTAAAGGGATCACGCTTCCATAAAACGTCAGGTACGTGATATACTTTCCCTGCTGGTAGCTCTGGATGAAGCTCTGCACCAGTCTTTGTAGTCCAAGTAGCTTCTGGTACAACTAGACCGGATAGCATGTATTCCAAACCAAGGTCACGCAGATTCCAAACTAGTGAATCATTGATTGAAGAATACACACGATACTCTTCGTCGTCACAACCTTTACGCTGTAGCCTGTAATCTTTAAAGCCAATATCCAGCACCTTATTAAGCGTATTGGATACAATCGGGTCTGTCCTATAAAAGTGATAACAGATATTTATAATCTCATAATAGTCTTTTGGGAATTGGTACTTATCAATTTCAGTATTAGGTTGTCCACTACTATACCTACCCATACCCGGTACTATTGAGCTTGAAAAATCTGCCTTTGCTACGAATAGTCTTTCTTTATCAGCCATACTTAATACCACCTAGAAGACCATAACTTCTTTCGTTGCATTGTAAAGCCTTCCTGCTCATACTTATAAAAGTGTGATAACATAAATGCTAACAGTGCTGCAATATTGTGGTCGTCACCACTCTTACCACCACGCTCTGTCATAGTTTTATAAATAATATGTCCAGACGGTGTGCGTGAGTAGACTGTACGTTCCAACTCTATAATTAAGTCTTCGTCATGTTTAGAAAAAATAATATTATGTGTATTTACAAACTCCTGTAAACGCTGCATACCATACGCTTTAGCACGCTCTTTTAATTCGTTACCGTCGTGATCGTAACCTACAAAAACGGAAGCATTAAAGTCTGTAGCGATTAGTGTTTGAGAAAGCCGATGTTTTTTATATTTATCATCATATAGAAGATTTTGGATGACAGGTTTACCAGCACCACCGGCATCAATGCCAATAAACGTTGGGTCATACTTCTTCGCTATATTAGCGATAAAGTTCTGTTGCGTAGGATAGTTTACCTGTGTTAAGTTAAGCCTAAACAGAAACTTCCAACGATCTTGAACTTTATATAAACCAAGTATAACCGTCGGCTCTGTATACCCCAAGTCAATACCTATTGCCATCTGTGAAATTTTGTTTGGCGGCATTGGCATCAAACGTAAAAGATCACCGAGTAGCATAGGGTTCTCTCTAACCTTATTTCCATAGACCTTGCTTACGAAAACGTCGTAAGGCTGGATGAACATTTTATCCCTATCGAATAGTGCGTATACAGGATTACCGTGTCTACCCAAAACAAGATGTATGTAATCCTCAGATTCTACACCGCCGAATTGTTTTATATTTCTAGATTCGTCTTCAGGTGTATATCGTGGATTAGCATGTTGTGGTATATTCCAACTAGTAAAATTTACGTCTTCAACGTCACAAAAATATAAAACGTTTCTATCACGCTGGCCGATAGGCACACCAGATACGAATAACTGTGCGCCCTCTGTCCACGTATTGTGTGTAGGCAATAGCTCAATCCAAGTGCCCCAAGGAAATACGCCAGCCTCATCTAATAAGATTACTGGTGTATGTAGGCCAATTACATTGGAACCACCACCAGTTGTACCGGCAATACGACAGTCTAATTGAAAGCCATTCTTAGCGTTAATATTAAAGATACCAGAATTGATGTTATTCCTACCAACGAAATGCTTTAAAAATGAGTGTGTAGATAACCATCGACGCAGCTTAGAGAATAGCGGTTCAAGATGTACACGGTTTGGTGTAACAATAGCAACCGGATCAGCTTCAAAAAAATTATTAACCATGTACCAAGCCGCCTTATCTAACAACGTTTCAGATTTACCAATAGCACGACCACAGCACAGTGCAACGTACATATTGTGGTCACATAGCATACCTACTTGATAGTCTGTTAACTCCCAAGGCTTATCTGTTTCTGGAATATCTAAGTTACGCAAAAACTCCGCACACCAAACAGGGTGTCGGAATATCTCGTAGAGCATAAGCTCATCTTCGGTTAGTTTTACGTCTATAGCCATACTATGTAGGCAATACCCCTTCTACGTTCTTGTGTTTCCCTTCCCACAGTTCCTTTGATGTGAGCTTAAACCTATTATCACATATCTCACCACTATCACTATTAACCACACGGGTACAATGCAAGTGTAAAACATTGTTAGCCTTCCAATCTAAGCACCAAATATTAGCTAATAACATTTTGCATTTGGGACAGTATACATACGCCAAACGTTCTTGCATATGTTTCTTAGCACGTAGCTTTATACTATCCCACTGACTTAATAGATCACTGTCGTCGTCACCCTTTCTAGCTCTACGCGTAATACTAAGATCGCCCTGTAATTGAGAAGCATCCTTTCTAAGGACTGATGCGATATTATTTAAACGCTGTACTTCAACACTATCACCGTCAGCCATAGCCTGATCTATCATACGTTCAATATGATCTAGCCGTACAAATGCCTGTGCTAGATTACGTAATGCCATCTCGTCATTAGCATTTAAATCTGACACGTCGTAATCGTTTACAATTCTATCAAGTGTTTCCTGTACTCTAGCTTCCGTATTACCATAATATAAATTTTCTGCTATAAGCTCTAGCTCCGAATCCGTTTTGTCTCTATATTGAGGTAAGTTCTTTAATTGTGCTGGTGTCTGTTTTGCCCTTGCCATCTCTACTCCTACAAACCATTATGTTCTAGTTATGAAATCGAATACGTCATTATTGTTTATGTCAGAAAAAGGTATCTCTCTATCGTCTGCTCTAGCCTCTCTACGATAGGTAGCAACCATTTCTTTAATCCAATCAGGCCAATCAGTATAAGGTGTGTGCTCTATGCTCCAAGATTTTTCACATCCTGCACACACCCAAAATTGATATGTAATTGACTTTCCACAAATCACGCACGATTTACTCGGCATACTTATACAACTTTAGAGGTTTAAACTCTAGGATAGGAACGTCTTCACCGAACAATTCTCCTAAGTCTTCATCCCACTCTAGCACCCAGTACTCAACATCTCCTGCGAACGCTTTACGGTGAATAACTCCACGGATCGTCAATTCAAAAGCTGTTGGATACTCAATATCTATATCCTCATCCAATGTAAAAAATACACCCTCTGGTACGGCAAATGATGTCATTTTACCACCCTCCCTTTAAGTCTATTATATTTTTGTACAGTAGCAACCAATGTGTCTGTAGCATAGTTAGGATCGTATGTAACAAGTATTGCTGCCAACCTACGCAAATCAGAAACTAAAAATGGTACCACTATCATATCATGTCCAGATTCACATTGAGAAGCAAGCTCAAAATTTTTATACGTTTTTCCACAAATATCACATCTGTATAGTGTATTAGTTTGTGGGATCGGCATATGCAAACTCCAATATAATTTTAAATGCGTCTAGCTCATCTAAGCGTGACCAAGCAATATAACCTTCAATAGCTGCGTCTTCTCCTACAGCATTAGCCGCTACTAACGTCTCGTTTAATTGCTTCGTCCTTAATTCTATATAGTTCAAAAGAGTCTGTTTCGGTTTGCTCATTGTCATTATTCTCCTCTATGATATTCCTTAATACCTCATTGTCGCTTTTAATCTCGTCGCCACACATCTATCTATTCCTCCACCACTTATCAATTAAAAGTAAAATAACAAGTACAATAAAGATTATTGCTAATCCTAGATAACATCCACTCATATTAATGCCCGACCATAGTTTTCATACGCTTGTCATTAATATGTTCAAAATCAGCATTAGGTATCTTGTCAAGTAGTTCCATAGCTTCTTCCCATAATGGGAACATTCTATTATTATTTACTCTATATACTCCTAACACTTGGTTCATCACCAACAATGAGTCCATCCTAATTAACGCACGCTTCACGTCATTCTCCACTAGATAATCTAGTAATCTAATCAGCGCCCAATACTCCGCTTGATTATTTGTACCCTCTACAAATTGAAATGTCTCTTCGATAATGCCACTCCCCATACCAATTATCTTAAATGAGCCGTAACATTGTCCAGGGTTTGGCTTTGCACCACCATCACAATAGCATATAATCATTTATTATTCTCCAATGCTGTTTCTAGATAAGCAAAGAAATTATCTGGCTTCCATACTTTACCTTTAAACTTATTCCTCATATACATGACAATATCATTAACTTGTTTTAAGCTATAAGTTTCTTCTAGAATATCTAAGGTTGTAGCAAGACGAAAGTTTAATTTTCCAGCAACCATAGTATCCCAGTATTCTCTGTAATTTGTTTTATTGTTAATGTTCGATTCTGCTATCAGTCTATTG